TGCAATCGGACATCTACAGCCTCTTGAGCGACTTGCACTCAGATGTGGGCGTGCTGTCTGACGTGGTCTCCAACGTGTTGTCAGCCCTGGTGGTGGTCGATGACTTCCTTGATACCGAAGTGGCGGCCATCCTGGCTGCAACAGATACCGAAGTGGCAGCGACATTGGCGCTCTTGGACGATGCGCGGACTGAGCCAGGGCAGGGGGCACCTCCGGTTAATCCTGACGCGGTTACAAAGCTGGATTACCTCTACAAGTGGGCTCGGAACAAGAAAGAGAACGACGGCACGCAGAATCTCTACTATGCGGATGATGGCACGACAGTCGATCAGAAGCAGAGCACGTCGGAATCAGGCGGGACGGTAACGGTCGGGGAGATGGCAACGGGGGCGTAAACGATGGCCATCGACACGATCAACGAGCAGTTCTCGCTGCTCTCGTTTGGCAGCACGCTCATGCCGCAAGTCGTGGTCAGTCCAAGCACGTTAGGCATGGACGATCAGCAACACCTCTTGTGGGGCTATCCAGGTATTTTGTGGAGCGTCCTCGCTTCATTGGGGTTCACCTTGGACATGAACACGCGGATCATGCAGTACCTGCGGAGCCAGTACAGCGTGACTGGCGGGGATCTGCCGACCTTGATCAACCGCGATCTCGCCGGCCGGACGGGGGATTACACGGCCCGGATGAAAGCACTGATGGCGGATGCCACGGCGGCGATGTGATGCGGACGCTGGTCTACTGGATTCGCGGCTATTGGTTGGCCTTGCGCATTGCCCACAGGACGCTGCGGCGGGAGGACTGATGGACTACGTCATTTTCGCCGCGCTCCTGCTGTTGACCGCGGCTGTCTGTGGGTTGGGATTCATGGTCTACGCCCTCCACCAAGCTCTAACACTCCCGGAAGAGGGCGAGACCATTGGACGGCTTGAGCAGTTCAAGCGATTGCAGAAGGTGGATGGGCGAGCCCTTCTCCGCCAGCGGTTGATTGAGAAGGGCATCAAATTCCCCAAGCCCAAGAAGGTGGCCCAGAAGTGACGCTAGTCCCGAACGGCCTTGATCGCTACCTTGCCCTCGGCGTAGAGGGCCAGGAGCTTCAGGATCACGGCCCGCAGGGGTACGCCTTCCGCGCTCGAGCGTGCCTTGACGCGTGCCCAGAGGTCAGGGTCGATGGTACGGAGTATATACGAGGCCATTTACTCAACTCCTTCCGTGGTCGGCCGGCCAGCTTTCAGGATGGCATCGGCTGTCTTGAGGATCTTGCGCGCGGAGGCTTCCGGAATTGGCTGTCCCGAGCCGTACCAGTGCTGCACGTAGCCGCGGGACTCCTCGAGTCCTGGCAAGCCCAGTGCCGCACAGACGAGCATCGCGGTCGCTTCCGCCTCGACTTCGCGGATGTTGCGCGGCGTGCGCTCATCGTCGCTCATGGTGGATTCGGCCGTGTGGCCGAGCAGGACGTGTGCGAGTTCGTGAAACAAGGTCTTAAACGGATTGCCGGCCACCGGCGACACGGCCACGGTACGCGCACGGGCGTACCCCTGGCAGTTCCCATCGGTCAGGTCAAACGGGATTTCGGTGATGTCCAGCGAGGCCAGGTATGGAGCAGCGTGAGTGCTGCCTGACAGTCGATAGATTGCCGCAAAGATAATCACGTGTCAATAGGAAAGTACGATGCCCCGCAAGAAATTTGAAAGGACAGCGAAAGGTCAGAGACCGAGTGGCGACTTTGACAGCATCAAGGCCATGCAGACGGCTCAAGATCTGCCAGCAACCTGTAATGACGACGTCGTGGCAGTACAGACGTCAGAGAAAGACTTTGGCCGGCTGTCCATCGCGGACCTTGGACTCGTCGCCAGATTGCACAAGGAGGGCAGATCCCAGCAAGCCATTGCCTCAGTTGTCGGCTGTTCTCAGCAATCCATCAGCTATACCTTGAAACGCCTCGCTGCCCACAGTGACGACATCCTGTCCGTCATGAAAGCCAAGAGTGAACAAGCCCTCGAGCAATGGGAACAGGCGACCAAGGTAGGCGCGAAACGAGGAGACCATCGGCCAGCTAAAGAGTTTATCGAGGCGGCCTACCCAGAACTACGACCGACGCAAGGTGTAAACGGTGGGGGTGGGGGAGTCACGATCAACATCGGGATGCCAGGACAGCCCGTGCAGCTGCCCACCATTACTGTGTCGCCTGTGAGTACCGCGGACTTTCGCCCACAGCTTTCGCCTGCCGATGCGACCGAATCAGGCTCGTAAGTTGTTGACCCGCAAGGCTTACGTGTTATGTTCGTGTCGCATAACAATGGATTACGTTAACCAAAGAGACAGCGAAGGTGCGCAGTCTTCGGCAGGCGGAGCGGGCAGGCCGGCCCGCTCGGCGCGCGACCACGCGGGGGACCCTACCCGGCATATGCGTTGGTCGGTCCAATCATCACCCGATTAGCCTATGCGTAGAGTGACTACTTCCCGTCGCGAAGTACTCATACCTAACTATGCGGCGCTGATAGGCGAGTTAGAGCACGCGGAGTCAGTGACGGTGCGGCGGTGTGTCGGGTGTGGGGTGGTGTTTGTGGAGAGTCGCGGGCAGCAGCGGTATTGCGGGGCGCAGTGTCGGAGGCGTGTGGGACAGCGGCGCTATCTGGAACGGAAGCGGGCGGCATGAGGCGGGTAGTCTTGCCGGCTGTCTCTGAGACGCCGATTGGGCCTGGGGGGCTCTGTGGGTGGTGTGGGCAGGCGTATATCTGGGCGGCTGGGGCGTGGTGGTGTCCGACGCTTCAGTGTCAGCGGCAGCAGGCGGAAGCGGCAGTGTCGTTGACGGATAAGCAGGGGACTGTCCGGTATGTCTACGTCCCGACGTCGAAGGGTGTGGATTACGAGCGGGCGGCGGCGAAGAACCGGATGTTGGGTGGGGCGGCTGGCGGGGCCAAGAGTCACATTCTTCGGTGGGGGATGTTGCGGCGGGCGACGACGGTGCAGGGGTACAACGGGCTGTTGGTGAGACGGACGTATGGGGAGTTGGAGAAGTCGCAGTTGCGGCGGTTGGCGGTGGAAGTGCCGATGTTAGGGGGGGTCTATCACGAGTCGAAGTATCTGGCGGAGTTCCCGCAGACGGGGGCGCTGATCGAGGCGGGGCATTTGGATGATGCGACGGCGCTGAGTCGGTGGTTGTCCACGGAGTATGACGAGATCGTGGCGGATGAGGGCAGCACGTTCAATCCGAAGTTCCTGTTGGAGTTGAGTACGCGGGCGCGGTCGAGTAAGCCGAGTGTGAAGGCGAGTGGGGGCGCGCGATTCGGCGTGGGCACCAACCCCGGTGGGCCGGCGTGGCAGATCCTGAAGGAGCTGTTTGTCGATAAGAACCCGGATTTCGAGCAGTTCCCGGCGCTGAAGAAGTTCTACGACCCGGCGAAGTGGATGTATATCAAGGCGCTGTTGGACGACAACCCGTATCGGGACGAGGACTACGAGGAATCGTTGGCGGTCTTGGGGGAGGCGCGGTACCGGCAGTTGCGCTGGGGCGACGAGGACGTGTTTGACGGCCAGTTCTTTGCGGAGTGGCGGGAGCATGTGGACGGGAAGCCGTATCACGTACAACGGCTGGAGGTGCCTGCTGGGACGGAGGGGTTCTGCTCGCTCGACTGGGGGTTCAACGATCCGTTCGTCTGCTACTGGTGGTGCTGTCTCCCTGATGGGCGGTATTACATTCGCCGGGAGTGGAAAGACGATCACGTGTACGCGGAGGACTTCGCGAAGGGCTGGTGGAAGATTACGCGGGACGAGGTCGGGTGGAAGCGGGCGCGGTATCTGGTGGTCGGTGGGGATACGAGCGCGAAGCATGGGTTGAAGACGGCGCACGGCGAGAGCGTGCAGGACACGCTGCGGCATTACGGGTTGCCGGTACGGGATGCGGATCGGGACCGGAAACCGGGATGGTATCGGGTCCATGAGTTATTGCGGCCGACCCCGTGGGGGGAACCGTGGCTCGTGGTGGATCCGAGTTGTACGTACCTGCGGCGGACGCTGCCGAATGCGCCGTGCGATCCGAACGACCTCGATGAGATTGACGAGAAGGCGTTTCCGCAGGTGCATGGGTTGGAAAGCCTGCGGTACGGGGCGATGAGCCGGCCAAGTCCGACACGTGTCACGAAAGCCCCTGAGTATCCGGTGGGCTCGCATGGGTGGTGGAACACCACCTATTACCAGAAGCCGAGTGAGGAGGGGCCGTTGCCGTGAGTGGTCCTGACTGTCCAGTCCACAAGAAGCCGATGGACTACCTGAGCACCACGAATCAGTGGACGTATTACTGCCGCTGGTGCGACGAGCGGTATAACGACCGCTACGAGCGCATGTCTGAGGTCATGAAGGCGATGCGCGATCTCTACGATGCGTGCCGCAAGGGTGGTCAGGCGGTCTCGTGATGGACTCGCTGGTCCGTGAAGACCTCTTCCACCGGCCACGGGTCAACACCGTGAAAGCGGCGGAAATCGCTGGCGTGACGACCCGTACTATTTACAACTGGATGCGTCTCGGGATGATCGAGTACGTGCGGACGCCTTCGGGCGACGTGCGGATTTTCGCGGATTCGTTGCTGCGTCGGGGATCGGATGACGCGGCTTGACGATGACGCCCGGTTCGGCGGCATCGCCTTGGTAAATGGTGCGTTCGTATTCGGGGCGGGTGAAGTCGGCCCGCAGGTAGACGCCCGTGAACACTTCCACCAGTTCGCCCTGGTCGGCGTAGACGATGCGCGGGACATCAGCCATAGGGGCATTGTAGCCGATGAATAGGCGCTCGTTCGTCCAGCGGCTGGTCTACGGGTCTGTCGCGGCTGCGGCACTGGCCTCAGTGCCTATTGGGGTGGTTCAGGCGCTCGGCCTTGAGCGGCCGGTGCGGTTCTGGGCGATTGATCGGTTGCGCTGGCTCTATAACGACTGGACGCGCCTCCGTCGCCGCGGTCCGGAACTCATTGTCGTTGGCGCCGAGTTCTATGCGGCGTTAGAAGACGAGATGCTCACCATTGCGCGTGACACGGGCCTCTGGTTCTTCGTGGATGGCCGGCTGCGTGAGCCAAGCCTGAAGTTCAAGGGGGCCACGGTCATTGCGCGCGGACGTGGCTACGGCATCGAGTTACGCCCAGTCATGGAATACGCGTTCAACCCAGCATGATCGAGCAGACTCCTCCTGCGGCGGGCAATAGCCAGCAGGGTCCAGCCCAGACGGTCCCGTGGGCACCCAGTACGCCTCGGCCCCTCTCCGAAGAGGCATTGAAGCAGTGGGAATCGCGGCTGACGCGCGGGGAGAACCGGAGCAAGCTGTTCCATCCCCAGTGGGAACGTGGGCTGTCCAACTACGCGAAGGCGATTGTTCCGAAGAAGTCGCGCCAGCTCAATGCCCTCTTGGACTACCGGCATGTGGAGAGCAAGAAGGCGCAGTTGTTCCACCGGACCCCAGAGGTCACGCTGACGCCGATTGATCCAGCGGACCAGCAGATCCCGTATCACATGCTCCTGCCCTTGCGGCAGAAGTTCCTGAACTACGAACTCGGTCCGTGCGGGGCGAATGCGAAGCGGGCGCTGCACAAGACGCTGATTGATACCCTCGCGGCGTCGGGCTGGATGATTTGCGTGGTGGGATTCGAGGCGGTGTCGCTGCCGGATCCCCTGACGGGGATGCCCACGGTCATGCTGGGGGAGCGGTTCATCACCGCCATCTCCAGCAAGAAGTTGATCGTCCCGGACGACTTCACGGACTCGTCCAACTTCGATGCCGCGCCGTGGCTGGCCTATACCGGGGTCATGCCGGCGACACAAGCCAGACGGGCCGGCTGGGCGATTCCGAAGGACTTCACTGGCACGGCGCAGAAGGACGAGCACGTCTACGAGCACGGGGAAGTCACCGGGGATGCCACCGACGCGCAGGTGGAGTACACGGTCATCTGGTACAAGGCGGCGCAGTTCGACCCCGCTGTCTGGCATCCCAAGCTCTATCGGTGTCTGGTGCTTGTGAAGGGACTCGAGCAGGCGGCGTGGCACGTGGATTCGCCGTTTCAGGAGTTGGATCCGCAGGGGCAGTTGACGGATCAATCCCTCGTGGGGAATCCCATCCATGTCGGAACGCTCCGCGATCTGACGGATTCGGCCTATGTGCCGTCTGACCTGTGTGTCGGGGAGCAGCTGTCCTCGGAGTTGAACAAGTTCCGCACGGACCTGACGGAGAACCGCAAGGCCAGACGTCCGCTGACGTTTCTCTCCGATGCGGTCGGCGCGGAGAAGGCGGAGAAGCTGTGGAAGGACCACGGCGGGATCGTGCCGCAGGAGTTCATCGGGGACGGGGGCACCCAGCGGATCGCGGCGATTGTGCAGGCTGGGTCGGAGCCACGGGACAACTACACGGCGCAGCAGATCATCGAGCACGACTTTCAGGAAGCCTTAGGCCAGGGGGCGAACCAGCGCGGACAGGTCAACCCTCGGAAGACCACAGCGACCGAAGCGCGGATCGTCCAGGGCAATTCCGACGCGCGGGCGGAGACCGAGCGGGATCGCATGCGGGAGTACTTCATCGGGCTGGTGCGGAAGTTCGACACCATCGTCCAGCGCACGGTGACGCCGCAGGAGTTACAGAAGGTGCTCGGGCAGCAGGGCGCGCAGTTGTGGGAGCAGTGGCGGGTGTTGCCGGGGAAGTACGCGTACGAGATTGTGCCGGATTCCGGGCAGTATGTGGACGCGGAGGAATATCGGGCCAGCGTCATCAACAACTACAACCTGCTCCGGAAGGATGACCGGGTCAACACGGACGACCTGTTGACGATGGTGGCGCGGGCGCTCAATCGCGATCCGGGGAAGTTCATCAATCCGCCGCAGCCGCCGAAGGCTGAACAGCCGAACATGACCATCAATTTCAAGGGCGAGGACACGGCCAACGCGGCGATGTGGAATCTCCTGATTGATGTGTTAGTGGCCTGTGCGATCAAGGTCAGTCCGCAGACGCAGCAGGCGGCGGAACTCCAGCACGGGGTGGTCAAGGCCGCGCAGCAGGCGGGACTCTTACCGCCCGGTCCACCGTCGGCGGCGAACAACAGTCATGGGGGCGCGGCGGATCGGACGGAACCGATCAACCAGCACTCCACGGAGCGGACGGGGCGCGTGCAGGGGTCTGTCCAGTGAATGACGAACTACAAGACAGGACGCTTGGGTATCTACTCAACGGGACGATGGATCGGCAGCCCTATGATTTCACGCAGCAATATCAACGGCAGATACAAATGGCCTGGTTGACCCATTGCGCCGGCAAGGCGCACGTCTTTGAGTGCGACCACGTAGACACGTGCCGGTGCGGCAAGATTGTGAGACGGATGGACGACCAGAAGAATGGCTAGGAAAGTGACCAAGCGTCAGCCCATCAACAACCCAGACGACATGATGAAGTGTCATGTCAAGAATGTCTTCTATGACTTCGTGGCGAAGGCTGGCATCGTGCATCTCCCTGCTGGTGAGTGTGTAGACATGGAGGGATGCATTAACTACTTCTGGAACATCGACCATGACGTCAGATTCATCGCCACGTTCGCAGGTGACTTCGTGGACACCTGTTATGAAAGGGTGCGGTGGGGCTGGATCGTAGCGATAGACGGGCCGACACATGAGCGGCACATCTTTCGGTCGTCTACTGGCGTGGCGAGTACTCTGCAATGACGCCGACACGGCTGGACCTCGCGACGTTGCAATACGTGCTGGAGATGGTGCAGGCGCACAAGCCCCGGTACGGCACCCTCCCGAATGTCGGGATTGCGGCGATTGAGCGGGACATCCGCGAGCGCATGGAATCACTGATCCAGCAGATAGCGAATGAGGGACGGGTATGCGCTGCGACCGTTGCTACCAGTCGTTGACGGTGGGTGAGCACGGGCTAAACCTGTGCCCAATGGAACCCAGACGTGCGAATGCCGTCACGGATGTGACATGGCCGGGAGGCCGCACGTTTGAGAACCTTGCCAACGAGCCGCAGACCTTCTACCACCGTTCAGACTATGAACGGTATCTGAAGGCGCATCGGATCGAGGAGTTCGTGCGGCACGTGCCGGTGCCGGGGTCGGATCAGTCGCCGCATACGACCTCGTGGGCGGCGGTCTCGCAGCATCAGTTGGACGGGGCGAAGGCCATGTTGGAACGGGTGGGGAAGGCGTCGAACGACGCACCACCGCAGACCTACATTCAGTCGATCACGTGGACGGTCACGGACGAAGTCGGGACAGTCGCGGCGCAGCGCGGCACGTTTGGGGTGTTTGGATGATCGTGCGTGCAGATGGACGTCCGGCGCGAAAGCGCGTCGTGGAGATGTCAGCGAATCCGACGCTGTTCGCGTTCTTGATGACCGGCGACCCGATGAAGATGTTTTCTGACAATGGCTTGCTCTTGCGGTGTCGGAACCCGCACTGCAATGAGCCGATCATGGCAAGTAACCACGGTGACGATGGCACATGGCGCGTCGAGTGCTCATGCACAGAATGGCGGTGCTCAAGCCGCGCCGCCGCTCATCATCGCCTAGTAGGAGCGCACTAATGGGCTTCATTGCAGGCGGCAAGTTTGTCGGGCGAGACAACCGGGCCTCTGGGAGTCCCGCAGGCCGGGAGAACATGAGTGCCGGCACGCCGTATCCGGTGCCGTTCGTGGAGGCGAACCGATTGACCACGGCGATCAGCGCCTCGATCTCGTTTGCCTCGGAAGTGGCGACGGTGACGTGTACCGCGCACGGGCTGAACGTGGGGAACATCGTGCGGATCACTGGCGCGGATCAGGCGGCGTACAACGGCCATCACCGGGTGACGGTGCGGACGGACGCGAACGAGTTCAAGTACACGGTCTACGGCTCGCCGGACGCGGCGACGGGCACGATCTTGGCGCAGAAGGTCCACCAGGAAGTGATCGGGGACTGAGATGACCTGTTCCTGTGGGATGCCCAAGCTGGTACAGAAACCGAGTGGCCTCACCGTCTGTCAGTGGTGTGGCGGGATGGCGCGTCGGGAGCCGAAGAAGTGAAAAGGATCAACGTGGGACGGAAGAAACCCAAGAAGTGCTGATGCACTAAGGATTGACGTTCTCGCGTGAGCGCGGCTGATCACTGCGCTGACGAACGGTAGGGCCTACCGCGCGAGAGCACAAAGGCCGCAGACATCGAGGCCAGTCTGCTTCCCCGGAGATAGGGGTGAGCAGGCTGGCTTTTGTGTTTTCTGCGGCCCGCGTCTATCGCGAGTCCGGCGCGGTATCCGGACAGTGGACCGAATGGAACAAAGCACAACGACCTCGACGGTAAATGACGCAGCGGCGGCGCTCGCGTTCGCGGACTCGTCATTCGCGGCCCCGGAGACTCCAGCGGAGACCACGCCTGCTGCCGCGGTAGCGCAGCCTGCGGAGACCCCGGTTCCTGTCAGCGACCAGACATCGGAGGATCCTCGCTCGCCTTTCATTCCGCGCGAACGGTTCGACACCGTCAACACGCGGATGCAGAAGGCGGAAGAGGCACTCAAGCAGTACGAGCGGTTCAAGGACCTGCACCCCGACGAACTCAACGGCGTCACCCGTCTCGCGTTCGGCCTCAAAACCGATGCGGTGGGGACGGTCGCGGAGTTGCTCGAGCACGTGCTGGCGAATCCGGCCTTGAGTCCCGCACTCACGGCACGGCTCGCGCCACACGCAGGACGCTGGCTGGCTGGCCAGCGCGGGAGAGTCGCAGAGGCGGCCACCGACCTTGAACCGGAACCGGATCTCCAGGCACCTGACGGCACGTTGGTCTATTCCGCTCCACGGCAACGTGAGTGGCGCGATTGGAACAACCGGCAACTGACGAAGCAATTCGAGCAGAAGTTGCAGCCGTTGCAGCACGTCGCGCAGACGTTCGAGATGCAGTCTCGAACCGCGTCGTACTCGACTTCCACGCAGCGAGCCATCGCGGCGTTGAAGGCGGAGCATCCGGACTTCGAGAAGCACATGCCTGCCGTGGGGGCGGCCATCCAGGCCGATCCCGTGTTGCAGGACTTGGCCCTGTCCGAGCAGTCCGCCGCGTTCGCGTTGCGGGCGGCGTGGGACCGGGTGCGGCTCTCGACGGTCGTTCCTGCGCAGTTGAAAACCTCCGAAGCCACGGCGCTGGCGAACGCTCAACAGCGTGCCGCAGCGGCGACCCCCAATCCCGCGGCGGCCAGCACGACGACCCCGAAACCCACGGTGGGTGATGCTCGAGCGGCGCTCGAGTACGCCAACCAGCAGTTAGGGGCCGCGTGACGGAGTAGCGCATGCCAACGGTTACCGTGGGGCAGCGTCTGGCGGTGGCGTGGCCCGCCTTCGTGGGCAAAACGCCGTACGACCAGATCTTTCCCCAGTACTGGACGCTGGACCGGCTGAAGACCGGCAAGGCGTTCAAGGGCTTCGATGGCGGCACCTCGATTCAGGGGCCCATCGAATACGCCCTCAACTCCACCGTGGAACCGATGTCGCCCTACGGGACGATGTCGATCCAGCACGTCGATGTCTTCGATCAGTTTGATTTTGCCTGGAAGATGTACGGCGGACACGCCGTCCTCTCCTCGCAGGATCAGGCCGAGAACATGGGGTCGAGCAAGAAGATCGACCTCGAAGAAGCGACCCTTCAGAACCTGCGGAAGTCGATGATGGATCAGTTGTCGGTGGGCGTCCATTCGGACGGCACCGGCACCAGCTCCCTGCAGGTCGGCGGCCTGCAGCACGTCGTCGCCAATACCCCGACCTCGGGCACGGTCGGCTCGATCAACCGGCTCACCTACTCGTTCTGGCGCAACCAGACGACCTCAGGCACGAAGTCCTCAACGGCCTACGACAACCTGCGGTCGGCGATGCGGACGATCTACAACGCCGCGTCGAACGGGTACTCCACCGATCACCCCGAGTTCTTCGTCTTCACGCAGACCGATTTCGCCGGCTACGAATCGCTTCTCGTCGCGAACGAGCGGTTCACCGACAAGTCGGCCGGTGACGGCGGGTTCAAGAACGAAGTCCTGAAGTTCAAGGGGGCGCTCGCGGCCTATGACGGCGACTGCGCGTCAGGCACGGCGTACGCGCTGAACACCGCCCACCTGAAACTCGGGTACCTGAACGGCTACTGGATGAAGGGCTATCCGGCGGTCGATCCGGCCAACCAGTTCGTCGAGGTCTTCAAGATCGAGACCAAGGCGAATCTCTTTGCCACCAACCCACGCCACCTCGGCGTGATCACCTCGATTACGTAGGAAAGGAGGACGCACAATGGCCAATCTTCGTGGAATCGGCGGGTATGCGGCTTCCATTTCGACGTCGGAGACGGTGGGCACGTCCGTGGCGGATCCGGCACTCGGCTCGCTGTGGACGTCTCCGACCGGCGACAAGGTGTACGTCGTCGTGGATTGTCAGAATGCGTTCGTGGCTGGTGAGCCGTGTTACATCGACTCGTCCAACCTCGCCACGCGGCTCACCGACGCCAATGCGGCCACGGCTCGCGTGGGCGTGATCGTCGCGGCAGTCAGCGCGTCGGACACCAAGGCGTACGCCCAGATTTACGGGCTGTACTCCGGTGCCGCTGGCACGTCGAACGTGGCGACGTGCAAGACGCTGGGTGCAGCGACGGCGGTCTGCGACCTCGCGGCGTTCGCGGGCTTCAACGACTCGGACGAGGCCGCGGTCGTCATCTTCGGCGCGTATGCCATGACGGCGACGGACTCGGGGGCCACCTCGAGCTACGCCACGTCGTTCGTGTCTGCATCCGGCACCTCCACGGTGCAGATCGGATTCGACGTGTGGTTGAACTACCCGTTCACCATCAACAAGCCAATGATCGCGTCCCTGAATGACACGTAAAGCGACACCGTTGGTGATCAAGCGAGGGGATGGGGGCTTTCTGTCCCCTCCCCCGTCTCTCCCGCTGACCGGACTCGGTCGGCTCAGGAAGATTGCGCTCGTCGGGAGCGCGGAAACCGTCGAACACGCCCCGTGGTACGACCCCACATGGGAAATCTGGGCACACTCGGTGACGTCCGGTCGCTGTAAGCGCATGACGCGCGTCTTTGAAATGCACCCGGAACACGTCTGGCGTGAGCACAAGAAACCGCAGTGGTCAGGCTATCTCCAGTGGCTGCAACGCTGTCCGCATCCGCTGTACATGCTGGAGAAGCACGCGGACATCCCGTCGTCGGTGCGGTATCCGCGTGAGCGCATCTTCGGGGAATGCCGGTCGATGATCGGGCGTCTCCACTTCGGGTCACAGGCCGATTTCATGATTGCGCTGGCGTTGTCGGAGGGCGTGACCCATCTCGGCCTCTTCGGCGTGCAGTACACCGCGATGGCCGATGGCGTGACGCGCGACGAACAGTTGCTCGCCTTCAAGTTCTGGCTGGGTGTGGCGGCGGGGAAGGGTGTCCAAATTGTGATGCCGGAAGGGCATCCCACCTTCAACATCCCGGCTGAAGTCTACGGATTCGAATCGCACAGCACGCCGGCCAAGTACGAGGCGCGGTTGCGCGCGGGGCACGCGGTGGCGGTCAAGGACCACGACGGCACGGTGCGTCCAGAGCGGCTGATTCCGGCGGTCAACATCACGCACGCGCCACCGCCCAAAGGATTCGACGCTAGCGAGATGGATGACCCGGACGTGGCGATGCGACGGTGGATGGCCCTCGCATGAAACTCAAGATGCGGACGTGGGCCACGCGGTTCAGTGACCTCACTTACACCGGAGACATTCACGCCCGTCTCCCGCCGAACCCGCACGCCCATGATGGGGTGAAGACCGTGATCATCACGGGCCGGCGCATTGCGCCGGAGTCGCCCAAGGTGCGATGGCCGCATGCGGAGCTGTGGGGCGTGACCCGCTGCAACACGTTCTATTGGCGGGAAACGCTGACCGATTGGGACCGCTGGTTCGACGTGCATCCGGTGCAGCCGACCGACTACCACAAGGGCATTCTCGCGAAGCGGCCGGAAGCGTGGGAGTGGTACACCAGGCAGCGGAGCGGCAGGCCGATCTATCTGCTGGAGCCACATCCCGACGTGCCGGACTCCGTAGCCTTCCCGCGTGCGGAGGTGCAGGCGTTCTTTGACACCTCACAGTTCACGGTCAGCGTGGACTGGTTGATCGCGCTCGCCCTAATGGAAGGGTTCCAGCGGATCGTCCTGAACGGCATCGGGACGCGCATGGAGCCGACCTACCAGTACGCGCATAAGGGGATTCTCTACTGGATTGGGTTCGCGCGGGGGCGCGGGGTGGAGGTGCTGATCGAAGGCCCGTCGTGTTACGCGGAGCCGGAGAAGGTCTACGGGTACGAACTTGGGGCTCCGGTGTGGGAGTCGAACGCCACACCAGTGGCCGTGTAGGAGAACAGATGGCGAGAGAGAAAGAGTCAACGGAATCGGCACCGATGGTGGACCTGCAACAGATGGTGATGGACCTGCAAGCGCAGATTCAGGCGTTGCAGCAGCAGCAGGCACAGGCACCGGGCGGGCAGTGGATGCAGGCGTTCATGGAGCGCATGGTGGCGCTGCAGGAACAGCAGGCCACAGCGATGCAGGACCAGCGCAAGGCGCTCGAGGAGCAGTCGGCGCGGACGCTGCCGAAGGAGAACCCGAACTACGTCGCGCAGAGCATCTTCCTGAAGCCGAGTGGGGAGCCGTGGGCGGCGGATCTGAAGTGCGACATCTACCTGAACTCGATCAGGCTGAATCGCACGCCGCTGACGAAGGCGGAAGTGGACGCACTGAACACGCTCGTGGGCATTGACAAGGCGCGGATCCGGAAGGTGGACGGCTCCGATGTCCTCGGGTCGGTCACGCCCCGTGAGGACGCCTTGGGGCGCATCGACCGGCTCACGATGACGTTGCCGATGAAGAAGGACGACAACCCGCAGCACTACCCGGCACTGGATGTCATTGCGCAGCAGTTCGCGGCACAGGCGGCGGCACTCGTCTCGGTCTAACCCGTGAACCTGCTCGATCTGCGGAAGCGGCTGGCGCGGCGGCGCAACGTGGACGACAGTTCGCCGCCGACCGCATTCGTCTCGCTGAGCAACGACCTCTTCAACGAGGCGCACCGGACGATTCTGCGGAAGCCGGGGATGGCCTCGTTGCGGTATGCGTTGGTGACGTTTCCCTCCGTCGCGAGCACGCAGCAGTACTGCCTGCCCACGCAGGGGGTGGCGCGGATTAATCGCATCTGGGAGACGACGAACGACATCAAGTTGCAGTACCGCACGATGGACTGGCTGCGGACGCAAGACCCCGATCCCATCACGGGGACACCCTGCTACTGGATTCCTACGGGGTTCTCGGAAGTCCACACGCAACCGTCTGATGCGTCCTCGGTGTTCGTGGACTCCACAGCGGCGGGTGACACGGGCACCGCCTACGTGGAAGGCATCACGACGGGCGGGTATTACCAGAGCAAGTCCGTGACGATGACCGGCACGACAGCCGTCAACATCTCTACGGCGGTGACGGACTGGGTGCAGATCACCAAGTTCTATCTCTCCACGGCGGCGGTGGGCACCGTGACGTTGCACGAGGACGCGAGCGGCGGCACGGAGTTGTCGAAGATTGCCATCGGGGACGTGCGGGCGCAGTTCCTGCGGTTCCTCCTGTACCCCACGCCGGCTGCGGCGGTGACGTACTCCTGCGACATCACGCGGGCCATTCCCGATATGAGCAACACCACGGACGAGCCGTTGTTGCCGGAGGACTTCCACAACCTCCTGGTGGACATGGCGGAACTGCGGCTGACGAAGAAGGCGGATGACCCCTCGCGCTACGCGATGCTGACCCGAGAGGTCGCAGACGCCACGCGCGATCTGGTGACGTGGGTGGGGAACCATCCGGACTACTCGCCGCAGTGGGTGCAGGACGAACCGGAACGGTCGGCGCTGGGCGCGTGGTATCCGGACGGGAGCTGATGAGTCAAGCCAAGGGCGGGCGGATGGTGTTCACTGGCATTCGTGGCCGGGACGGGGGCAGTGTCTCCACGATCAACTCACCAGACTGGCTCGCGGCGGAAGTCCTCAATGTGGAGTTGGACGGCACGTGCTTCGGGCGGCGTCGGGCCGGCCATATTGCCATCTCCACCAACAACAGTTTCCAAGGTGGCGGCACGATGGCCGCGATCCTCGTCCATGTCCCGGCTGGGGATTACAGCGTCACGCAAATCTTCGGCATCTCGTTCGATACCTCGGCCATCAATCGCCTGCCGGTGAACTCCCCGACGTGGGCGAACCTGACGTTGAAGGACGCGGCCTCGAGTGGGGCGGATGCGAGTTACGACGCCGCAGGGTGTTCGTTCAACAGCAAGTTCCACATTCTGTACAACACGGCGGTGGATCGGTCGCATGTCATCGTGGACGGTGAGACGACGGTGCGGCGGCTGGGACTCGCCACGTCTGCCGCGCCCACGGTGGCGGATACGGGGTCCGGATCCTACACGGCCACCCAGCGGTGGTATCAACAGTCGTATCGCATCAAGAGTGGCTCGACGGTCCTCGCGGAAGGGGAACGCTCCTAGTCGGTGGCGTTCACGCCGTCCGGGTCAGGTACGGCCGCGCAGGTGACGAAGGGCACGGCGCTGAGCGAGGGCGAAACCCATTGGGTGCTCTGGGCGAGCGCGGATAGCACGTCCGGGCCGTTCTACGAGATTGCCGAGACTGCGGTGGGCACGACCACGTACGACGACAGTGCCGCCCCGTCCACGTATTCCGCGAGCACGTCCGGGGTGGCGAAACTCGCCGGCACCTTTTCGACGCTCCCCTCCACAAAGTTCTGCGTCACCGTCGATAACAAGGTGCTCTTTGCGGGGGCGTACGAGTCGGGTGTGAACGCCTCGCGTGTGTGGATGACGCCGACGCTCGGGTCATTGGGGCGCGGGGATGACGAGCGGTATCTCAACACGACGGAGGTCAAGGGCTACATCGACGTCGAAGAAGGCAACGGCGGCATCATTACCGCCCTCGCGATTCTCGCCGGTCAAGCCATCGTCTTCAAGGAACGGCAGATCTGGCGATTCGTCGCGACCGGGGATCCGGTGGCCCCCTTCACCCCGCGGAACATCTCCCGCAGTGTCGGGTGCATCAACCACCGCACGGTGGCAGCGGGCGTGGATGACCTCGGGAATCCCTGCCTCTATTTCGCGGCACAGGACGGTCCCTATCGCCTCGGTGTGAACGGACTGGAGTATCTCGGGTTCGACGTCGAAGACGTGTGGGCCACGCGCTCGAGCAACACGGCGTTCGGGGTGTTCTACGGGCAGAAGCATCAGTACTACCTCGCCATCGCGAGCACGTCTGGCAACTATGTGCGCTTGCGGTTCAATCGCAAACTCGGGCGGGTCGTTGACGGCGTCATTCGTGGTGGCTGGATGAAAGATTCTGGCACGACGCTGTTGCAGTTCCAGCGCGGGATGGCGTTGGTGCCGTATTCACCGGGCCTCACCGGGGAACAGACGTATGTCCCTCGCCCGCATGTGCTGGATACCTCTGGGGTGGTGCATCGCGCGGATGACATCTACGACGACAACGGCACCGCCTATTCGGCGTATGTGGAGACCGTGCCGCAACTCCCTGCGGGTCCGCTGGTGAAGTTCACCACGGGCGTGCCGGGGGTGATTGCGTATACGGACACCAGCACGCAGACCCTGACGGTCAGCCAGCGCAAGAACTACAACACGTCGTCCAGTGACGTCACGGTGTCGTTGAATACCACCCGTCGGCATCTGCGCGTGGAGGAGGGCGGCATTCCTGGCGCTGGTGACATGGACGCCATTGCCTTCCGGGTGGGGGATACCGGCGTCACCGACAACACGTGGACGGTGGATGCCCTTGTGGTGCCGTGGAGTCCGCAGGAGGCGCTGACGGATCTATGAGTGCCATCATCGGCGCCCCGAATCGTGAACGGTACACCGGCCCGTTGGAGTTCATCGGGCAGGACTTGGACGAGATCACGGCGGCGATCCGAGCCATGACGCCTCCCCGGTGGACGTCGATTCCGTTCCTCGCGACGAACTTCACCGGCCTGACCACGATGATCTGGACGGTGGTGGCGGGTGATGTGGAAACGCTCGGCTACGTCCGGAATGGCTCGACGGTGATTCTGGCGTTCACCATCAATACGACGACGGTGGCCGGGACGCCGACGAACCGACTCCGCATCAAACTGCCAGCCGAACTCGTGCCCGCACGGACCATCCGGCAGCCGTGTCAACTCTTCGACAACAGCAGTACGGGTGTGGCGGGAGTCGCGATTGTGACGGCGGTGGGGTCTGGGTCAGCGAACGTGCCCTACCTCCTGATCGGGCGCGTGGACAACGGGAACTTCACGGCGTCGTCGCGGAACACGTATGCCTTGGGCCAAATCATCTTTGAGGTGGTGCAGTAATGGCGATTACCGATCCCGCCCTCCAGCAAGCCTACAGCCAGCGAGCCCGTGCCGCAGGCGTACCCAAGGAATACGAGGACTTCTTCCTGCGTGGTGATCCAAACGACTACCACCGGATCGAAAGCACCTGGAACGCCAGCGGGAAGGACCAGTGGGCGCAGGATGCCGCCGGCAAGTGGTCACTGCGGCCTGAGTTCGACAAGCCGATGGACCCCACGGCGCTCGCGAATCAGCGGGCACAGGGGTACGGCGGGGCACCAACGCAGTACAACGCGATTGACCCACGCACGGTGAAGGGCGTCAACCTCGGCGCGTTGGGTGGTGACACGGCGAGCAACTTCGGGATCGACAACTCCCCAACGGGTGACAGCGGCATCAAGCCGGGAACCACCAACTACGCGAACGGACGCGCTATCGCGAGTGGCGGGTTCAATCCCTCCCAGTTTGGGTATCAGGGCCAGCAGGGCGGATTCGGCTCCCACCAAAACGGCGGGTATGGGGCAGGCTTCCCGGGCGGCGGGGCACTGGGCGGGGCACTTGGGAACATGGGCGACCCGTCCCAGTTCGGCGGATTCGGCGGCGGTGTGCCCGGGCAGTCAGGGCCATACGGCGGCATCAATCCTGGTGGGGGGAATCCTCCAGCCGCACAGTCACAGAACCCGAACATCCCGCCCGCCTTGCAGCAGTTGATCGACCAGGCGCAGGCGAATCAGACGCGCCAGCAGGACCAGCGCACCCAACTCAATCAGGTGCTCATGGGCCAGTTGGGCGCACTCGGGACACCCGTCAGTGCCAACGATGCCACGCTGAAGCCGATGCTCGATCAGGGCCGCTTGTCCTCACAGCGCGAAGCAGACAAGGCGCGAGCCCTCGCCGCTGAACGCCGTTCGGCGCAGGGGCTCGGTGACTCCGGGGCGATGGAGACCGACATCCGCGGCATTGACGAGCAGCGCGCGGAGAACAATCTGGCGAACGAATCCTCGGTGCTCTACAACGAGATGAACAATCGTCGGAACTCGTTGCAGAACCTGCTGGGGATGGCGGTCGGATCCAATGACGCGCAAGCCGCCCAGCTCGCGGCCACACAACTCGGGGCCATCGGGCAGCAGATGCAGGGGAACCAGTTTGGCCAGAGCCTCGCGAACAACCAGAACCAGTTCGGGCAAAACCTCGCGTTCAACTACGCGGGGTTGGGACAGAACAACAACCAGTTCAACGCGGCGCAGCAGAACGCGATGAACCAGTTCTTTGCAGGGCTGAATCAGAACCAGGGCCAGTTTCAGGACAGCATGGGGCTGAACTGGGCGCAGTTGCAACAGAGCGGGAACTTGCAGGCGCTGATGGCGCTCCTTGGGGTGCTCTGATGTCGTTCCTCTCCATTCTCGGCAACATCGGCAAGGGGCTCATCGGGATGGGCGGCGCGTCCCCCGGCAAGATTGCCGACACGGTCATGGACCGCATCGGCCAGATCGGTGGCGTGGCGTCCGGGGCGGCGAAGGGGTCTGAAGACTCGCGACTCGCTGAAGCCATGATGGCCATGCAGTACGGCAATCAGGCCCAGACCGGTGCCCGCGATCAGTTCCAGTCGGACCTCGCCTCCGCACTCGCGCAGTTCAACACCGGCCTCCAAGGCGAGGAAGCGCGATACGGCTCAGACCTCTCTGGCGCACAGTCGAAGTTCAACGCGGACCTCGCCGGCAGCAATGCGCAGTTCGGCGCGGGGATGCAGGGCTCGCAGTTCGACCGTGAGGGTCAGAGCCGCGAACAGAAGCAGGCCATCCTCTCGTCGCTCCTTGGCAACATGCAGGATCTGCAACTCACGCCGGGGAATCCCAACATCGCGGCGGCGATGGGCTCGAGCAGTGGCGGGGCTCGCCCCTCTGCCCTGACCGCGAACAAGGATTCGCTGATGGCGCTCCTCGGGAAAGAGCAAATCAAGGCACCGACCTACAACGCCCCGGAAGCGTTCAAGGCACCGACGCCGTTTCAAGCCCCGGCACCCTTCCAAGCACCAACGCCGTATCAGGCACCGAACCTGCCAGAACTCAAAGGGCCGGATGCGCTGGAGAACATCCTGGCTGGTCTCGGGTTGGGCGGCAACATCCTCGGCGCACTCGGCGGCTTCAAGAAACCTGGGAAGCGAGTGGAGGGCTAAATGAATCTCGCAGGCGCAGCCGCAGGATCCGCAGACGCCCTCCAGCGCATGTTGGCCGAAGCCTTCGCGCGCAAGATGCAGGAGGAACAGGCCCGCCGTCAGGAAGAAGCCCAGCGCATCCAGCAGGAGCAGTTCAACCGCACCATGCGGGACCGGGCGGAAGACCGCGGCCTTGAGGCGATGGATCGCGCGGAACAGAACGCCATCCGCCAACAGGCACTCCAGCGTCAGCAGCAGCAGGACGCGATTGCGGCCTCAGACCGGAGCAACGAGCAGGGCACGCGCACCATGCTCGGAGACTTCTTGACCCGTCGTCAGCCCGGGACACCCCTGAACGATGCCGAACGCGGCACGCTGGAAACGATGGCCGTGACGGACAACATCAAGCTGCCGGAGTCGCTGATGGCGAAGCCGCAGCGGCGACTCGTGACGACACTTGGGAAGCGCGGCGAGGCGGTGCAACGGCTGGCCTCCGAAGAGGAACTCATTGAAGGCGTGCCGGAGTATCAGGAACCGAAGTCCGGTCCTGCTCCGCGTCAGCCGAATTTCATCACGCTCGTCAGCCCTGATGGCAAGCAACAGCGGCGCGTGAGTGACGGCGCTGAAGCAAACACGCTGATGGGGCAGGGGTGGCGGATGTATGACGCCGTTGCCGCGCGTGCAGGCGTCGGTGAGGGCACGCCAGAGGCCGCGAAGAACGCCGCGGACATCGTGCAAGTGGCGACAGACCTCAAGAATCACCCGAAATTCAACCGTGTGTTTGGGCCAATCGATACCATGCTGCCGACCTTCCGCAGCGGCACCTCCACGGCGGAAGAGATGCGGAACCGGCTGGAGTCACTGCTGACGGTGGACAACCTCGATCTGATGAAGGGCGTCCTCTCGGATTCCGACATCAAGATTCTGAAGCAGGCCGGGAGCATGTTGAGCACGCGCATCAATGAACAAGCGGCCATGAAGGAGATCAACCGCATCATCGAGGCGGCCAGCCGCACCCTCACTGGTGGCGGCAATAGTGGCGGTGGGTCTAACGCCACAGTCAAGATGAAGGCACCTGACGGCTCGGTTCAGGACGTGCCAGCGGATCAGGTCGATCACTACCGAAGCCTTGGCGCTCAGGTGGTCCAGTAATGCCACAGGACTGGTTCGCACAGAACGCACCCAAGCCACAGGGTGGCGATTGGTTCGCGCAGCACGCCCCGAAGCCTCCAGAACCCAAAAGCAAGTCTGTCGGTGGGTTCATCGAGAACATCGGCTCGAGCGCCGAGAATACCCTCTCAGGCATGGCGTCGATGCTCAATCCTGCGAATTGGGATGACATCGCACGAGGCGTGGGCGCACAGCAGAAGGCGCTGAATGATCAGCCGCTGGACCCCAAGGGTGTCGGGTTTGATCCGAAACTGACGCGCATCCGCGAGCAGGTGGGGCAACTCGGAGACATCGCCTACGAGGATCCGGTCGGTGTGGCGCTGGCATTCGGTGCAGGCACCAGTCCGAAGACGGTTGCCGGGTTGACGACGAAGGCGGTGTCCAAAGGCGGCAAGGCGCTGGTGGACCTCGCCCCACGTGCGGTACAGGCCGCCGTCAAGCCGACCGTGGCGGAGCTGCGGAAGCAGGCCGGCGCGTCCATGACGGGCCTTCAAGGACAGGCCGACAAGGTCACGCGTGCGCTCCTGCGGAATCGGTGGACGAAACCGGGACAGGCGGACGAGGCCATCGTCCAGACCGAGAAGCAGATTCAGGACGTCGTCCAGACGAACCCGAACGCCAACGTGCAGCCCTTACTGGACACGGCGGAACGGGTGCCGCGCTACCTCAAGAAGTTGGAGCGATCCGCTGGACGGCAAGCGAGTCCAGGCGCGGATGTCTCCACCATCGGCGGCGCGAGAGAGGGCGTGCTGGAAGGGCCGCTCGCGCAGACGGTGCGGGTGGAGAAGCCAGTCCCTGGACTCGCGCGGACGGTCGAAGGTCCAGTGGGGTTGCAGTCCGAGCAAGCCACGCGGATGACGCCACAGCGTGCGATGCGCGCGAATGTGACGCCGCAGGAAGGGCTGGAGATTGCCCGCGCCACTGGACGATGGAACAACCGGAAGGCATGGGGCGAACTGAAGGGCGCGGAGCAGGAATCCAGCAAGACGGTGGAACGCGCGATCCGCGACTCCGTCAAAGAGGCCGTTCCAGCGGCGAAGCCATTGCTCCAGAAGCAGGGGGAAGCCCTGATGCTGCGCCCGATTTTGGACCGGATGAAGTTGCGCCAGTCGAACCGGGACGTGGTTGGTCTGCCGGCGTGGGTCACGGCGGGGCCGGAGATCGCGGCCGGGAAGCCTCCGATTCTGAGCATGCTCGCGCAGGGCTTGCGAAACTCCCAACTGCCTCTCGGCTATGCCTTGCAGGACATCGGGCAGTTCTTGGGCCGGAACGCGGGCACAGCAGGCGAGATAGGGGCGAACGCAAACCTTGCGGTGCTGTTGTCGTTGCTGGCTAACCAATCGCCCGAACCATGAGCAGGGCGAGCGCAATCGCGAGGGCCAGCGGCACGATGTAGCAGACGACGAACGCAGCCACCCAGAACGTGACGATGGCTGACCGTGACGTGAGCCACCACGCGATCTTCAACGGGATGACGAGCACTCTGACCATTCGCGAATCCTAACATGAGACGACTCCTCGCCCTTCTCCTTGCGGTGCTCACCTCCACGGTGCCTGTGCAGGCACAGTGGGTGGCCGGCTCCCGTGTCCTGATTCCCGCGAATGTCGCGCCAACGGTGTTCTATGTGTGGCATGAGGGTGAATCAGCCGCGCAGAACGTCCCGCGCAGACCACTCGCCGCGGATCAGTGGCACATTATTGACCTCTCCAGCCTCGTCCCACGCACGGCCGTCGCCGTGGAACTCCAAGGGATCTTGGTGTCCACCGGGCGAACGGGCGTCTATTGCGGCATGACGATCACCTTCCGGCGTCATGGATCCGACTATCCCTCTGGCGCGTACCAGTGGCAAGCCGTCGCGTCGTTGCCGGGTGGAGCCTTCCGGACGCCGGTCTATAAAACTGTCGCGCTCACGAATCGCAAATTCGAGGTGTATTGGCACTACGCCGAAGGCGGCGACCAATGCCCGATGGCGATTTCGGTGGCGCTCGACAAGGTGATCATGCCGTAGACGCGGCCCCGCAGCGGAGGCGGACATGGGCGAGACGGAACCAAACGGAGATATGCCGGTCTGGGTGAGGGTGCTGTACCGCTATGGGATACCGGGCTTTCTGGCGCTGGTGTTGGTCTGGTTTCTGGTCAGTAGCGTGTCAGATTCTCAGGCGGCGATTCAGCACACGTTGGACAGTCACGCCCAACAGAGCCAGCAGAACGACGCGATCATCAAGTTCTACCTTCGTCAGCTCTGTATTAACACGGCGAAAGACGACGGGCGGAATTGTGATTTCCCGCAGGACGCCCGGTAGGCGTGTCATGCACCCCTGCTTCTCAGACGCCTCGGACTTCCGGCCGGTCGGAGCTGCGGAAACCTCGGTGGAGCACGGGCCCGATGTCACGCTCGGCTTCGTGGTCCGCTGCCCGTTCGGTCCTGGGACGGATGCGATCTTGTTGCTCCACGGTAACCGCAAGACCGGCACACACGGGGTGGCCATCGGGACCGTCGTCGGGTTCCACATTGAGCCCCCACCGAAACCACCCATGAACATGAATCTGCTGAGCAATCCCCGCCGATGGACGGATGACTACGGGGGTGACTGAAGCCATTACGGTGAGTCGGTAATGGCCGGTCCTCCCCTGAGTGCCGACATCGCGAAACAGACGCTGGAGGCGTACGCCCAGCACAAGACGAAGAAGGCAGCGGCGAGGGCGCTGGGGATCCCGTTGCAGACCTACCGCAGCCGGTGGGACCGCGCGCAGATGATGCTCGCGCTCGGCCAACTGGAGCTCCCACCCACACCCGTGCCCGTGGCGGAGGAACCGCGCACCTTGCCCTTTGAGGAGGCGTGGCGGCTGTGGATGAACGCCATCGGGATGGCGAAGGACCGGTACACGCCACCGACACGTCCGCGCGATGTGTCGAAGACCCGCAAGATTTTGGTCGTGCCAGACCTCCATGCGCCCTTCCACGAAGAAGAGATGTTCGCGGCGATGCTCGAGCGGGAAGCCGACGCCGACCATGTCATCTGCATCGGGGACTTGGGCGACTCCTACGCCCTCTCCCGATTCGAGAAATACGAGCGCATGCCGTACCGGGAGGAGTGGGCCAGCGTCACCCTGTGCATGCAGGAGATGGCCAGCCGGTTTCCCTCGGTGGAAATCATCATCGGGAACCATGACGCGCGTCTGGAACGGCAACTGCGCCAGCGGCTGACGGAGGACATGGTTGACGCCATTCACCTGATCACGGGCGGCATCCTGTGCCCGATCACGGCGATGGCGAAGCGGTATCCTAACGTGACGATTGCCGGCCACGAAACCCCGTCAGGGCGGACGGTGGACTGGTTCACGACGTGCGGGGATGCGTGGCTCGGGCATCCGGAGAAGTACAGCCGAGTCCCCGGCAGTGCGCTCCGGGCCGTGGAGGAGTGGATCTCGGACAACGAGGTGGCGCTGGGGCTCGATCCGTTCCGGCTCGTCGTCATGGGCCACACACACGCGGCCTCCCTGATTCCGTGGCGAGCGAACAAGTTGCTGGTGGAGTGCGGGTGTCTCTGCCAGCAACAGGGCTACATGCTGAACCCGCGCATCGGCGGCAGACCGCAGCGGCGGGGCTACGTGACGTTCACGCAGACCAACGGGCGGACGGACCTGAACTCGGTGCGGTTCGTCTGGTTCGATGTGATGGAGGCCGTCGCGTGACCATTGCAGACCTCGCCTTACTGGACGACCTGGAAGACGAGATGCGCCGTGGCCGGATCTACGAGTGCTCGCTGCGTGATCCGAAGTTCCACCTAGACGGGCTGCAGCTCGGTGAGAACATCTACATCGACCCACGGCCGGCGATTCTGGAGACGCTCTGCCACGAACTCCTGCACAGAAGGAAGCCCAGACTCAGCGAGCGCACGGTGGACAAGATGGCGAAGCGGTTGATGGGCAACATGGACGAAGCCACGAAGGTGAAGTGGTTCAAGGCGTACAACAGAATCAAACGGAAGGGACGGCCGGTGGAGACGGAGAAGTAAGATGCTACCGAAAGGGATCCCAGCAACAGAATCAAGCGAGACGTTCCATCAAGGCATGGATGACCGCATGGGTGTCAGCTATTGCAAGTACGGGCCTGTCGCAGACGCGTACCCGCACCGCGTAGACGCGCTCGCCAGCCTCAGAAAACGGTTGGAGAAGTACGAGGCTGACGGTAACACCGAATGGCTGATGGACGTTGCGAACTTCGCGATGATTGAGTTCATGCACCCGCGACATCCACGCGCACACTTCAAGGCGACAGACTCCGCTGAATCACCTGGGCGCGTGTGGAACAGCGGCGCGGTGACGGACTCCGCGAACACGGTTGCACAAGAGAACAAGCGGCGCGGCGGTTCGGACTTGGTGACGAGCGGTGGATTCTACAAGCGCGAAGGCGACTGATGCGTTTACTGCTGTCAGATCCGAAGGTGTTTAACTACGTGATCATGGTGCTCTACGCGCTGAACGCGGCGCGGTGGGCGTACCAGAAGAACCTCGCGGATTGCTGCTATTGGCTGTCGGCGCTGGCGATTACGGCCACGGTGACGTTCCTCTACAAGCACTGATGGCCAAGCACGCTCCGATGCCGTTGTGCAAGTCCTGCGGCGAGGATCGGCCGTCGATGGTGGAGGTCACGATTGACGGGGGGCGCGCACGGCGCATGGTCTGGCACTGCAACGTGTGCGGCTCAAGCTGGACAGAAGAACCGTCCAAGACCGACATCAGCGGGAATCACATGCTGGATGGAGAGTGAGGAATGGCGCGGGCCTGTGCGCTCATCTTGGCAGTCTTGGCGGCCTTGATGGTGAACTGCGCCCAGCCGCAACAGGTCCAGACGCCCCAGCAGCCGCGAGGCATCGCCATCCCGATTGACGTGGAACCCGACTTCCGGATCTGCGTCCAGACGACCCTGACACACTGGATCTGCACCGACCTCTACTCGCTCCGGGAGATTCTGATGACCATGCGGAAAGCTTGATGTGGATCAAGGGTGCAAATTCCTGACAAAAAATTCATGGTCCAGTCAGGATCCGTAAATGTCCCTTGTGTCAGCCAAAGTCGCGACAATCACGTATTTGTTAAATGAAATGTCAGAGTTCGGTGTTGATTCGCCGCAACTCGGCTGTTTAGGATTGTCATCCACCGGTCACATTTCACACTTTGGGAGGGCGCGTTGGGGAACCCGGCTTCTGCGGCGGCGTTCGGGACTCGGATATCTTTCCGTTCGGACGAACTCGACGTGGTGTGGTTGGCTCGGGTGGCCCGTCGCCTGGACCCAACACGACGCCACCAGTTAGTGCTTCTGGCGGAGTGCCTTCTTCAAGCAGACGTAGAAGCCACGCAAGCACAGGCCGACGAATACTCCTCGGCAGCACACGGACGCGGTCCAGCAAATTAGCGGTGTCCTTATCGGGCACGCTCGCGGCGAAGAACTCCAGCATCAGCAGCCACCGGTCCTGCATGTCGGTCGGCCACGTCTGGTAGTGCTGGAGCAGCTTCATTTCGCGCGGCGTCAACTCGCGGACGACGGCATCGTCGTGGCGGACCAGCTCCCCCGGCGACAGCCCCAGCTTCTCGCAGACGGCATCGAGGTCTTCCCACGCGAGGTTCTGATAGCCGGTGAGGATGCCGGAAATCCAGGCGTCCCCTTTGCCGACCGCGTGAGCCACCTCACGGCCGGTCATCCCGAGTTCGTCCAGCCGTGCGCGGATTCGCGCACGCACCCGCGCTGGCGCTGTTTTTTTCATCACGTGTTCCCGCTCACGAAGACGTTCGTCCGCGGATCGTAACGCTAAAACACGCTCCATGATGACTTTACGGTCATCCCGTAAAAATCGGTATCCCACCGTAACTTTCCTCTTGCAATTCCGATAATACCGGGCATACTAGTGTCGCGCTATGGCAAGTCCGAAACTTACAACAGGAAGTGACGTGCTCCCCGAACTCTCACAGTGGATGGCTCGCACGGGTGTGACCCAGGCCGATCTCGCGCGATTCCTTGAGATCACCCAGCCTCAGATTCACAAGTATCTGGCCGGCAAAGTGGACATCCCGCTCGCGCGCTCGATCAAGCTGTCGCTCATCACGGACATCCCTGTGGAAAAGCTGTTGAAGGGGCCGGATGCTTCGCGATTGCTGGAACTGTTGGGGAATCGCGAGAGATCGGCCCATGAGAATGTTAACTAATTCGTCAGGGTCGTATAACTGGCGTTCTAGTGACCACGGGGATGCCGTAATTTCCACAAGCGACATCGACCGTTTTTGGGCGAAGGTCAAGCGAACGCGTGGCTGTTGGCTGTGGACGGCGAGCCGGTCTGGTGGACGTCGCGGTGGCCGCTACGGGCAGTTCACCCTCATGGTGGACGGCAAGCAGAAGCACATCGGCGCGCACGTCTTCTCCTACGTCCTCCATTACGGCCCTGTCCCTGACGGCCAGGAAGTCATGCACGGGCCGTGCAACAACGGCCTATGCGTCCGTCCGGACCATCTCTCGGCCGGCACCCATCGCATGAACGTGCAGGACGCCGCCAGAGACGGGTTGTATCACGTCGAGCGCCCTCGCCGCCAGAAGGTCACGAACGCGCAGGTAGACCTCATGGTGGCCTTGCGGCAGTCGGGCCTGACCCTCCAAGCCATCTCCGAACGGTTCGGGGTAACGAAGGCATACGTCTCCTTTTTGGTGCGCGGTCTGCGCCGTCAATACCGTCCCTCCCTCGTCATCGAGAAAGCGAGCTGAACCATTGATGGCAACAGTCCCGCTCGCTGACATTGCGGTCGATGCTGGCACGCAGATTCGCGCCGCCATCAACGAGTCCGTTGTGGCCGAGTACGCGGATCGGATGACGGACGGCGCTGAGTTCCCGCCCGTGGTGGTGTTCCACGACGGCACCCGCTACTACCTCGCAGACGGGTTCCACAGGGTTCTGGCGGCCACGCGGAACCAGTACCGAGACATCTCCGCAGACATCCGGACGGGCACGAAGACCGACGCGCTGTGGTTCGCCTTGGGGGCCAATCGGACTAACGGGCACCGGATGACCGATGCCGACAAGAAGCATGCGATTGAGCTGGCCTACGCCACGTGGCCGGACCGTGGGCAGCGGGAGATCGCGGACCAGATCGGCTGTTCTCAGCGGTACGTCTCCACCGTCCGCAATGAAATACAGGTGAGAACTGGTTCTCACCTGCCAGATGTCGTCACCGGCAAGGACGGCAAGCAGTATCCCGCCTCGCGTGGTCCAAACCCCAAGAGCATCGCGAAGCGCGCGGCGGTCGCAGCCGCGCTGAAGGAAGGACGGACAGCCGATGACATCGCGGCGAGCGTGGGCGTGAGCATGTCCACCGTGACGGAGGTCAAGCGCGATATCGGCGCTCCGGTGATCGACAAATCCAGGGCGGCCATTGAGAAGCGCCGTCAACGCATGCGGTCGATGGCGGCGGACGGGTTCACGTCGCGGCAGATTGCCGGCGCAGTCGGGATGACTGAGGAAGGCTGTCGCAAGGTGTTGCGCGATGAGGGCATCGAAGTGCCTGGCGATCGTGTGACGCGCGGGACGCACCGCCACGACGCGAACCGCATCATCGAACGCATGGCGCTGGACGCCTCGAACCTCTGCGCAGACGTGGACCTGATCGACTTTTCGGACATCGACAAGTCCAATCTCGCGGAGTGGCTGAAGACGTTCCAGAACGCGAGAGAGCAACTCGGCGGATTCATTCGTCGCTTGATGAAGGAGCAGCAGAAACATGGCGAAGCAGCCTAGCCGTCGTCCATCAAAGATTCGGCCGGTGCCCATCGGGAAGATGCGCGTGCCTCCGGCGCTGGTGACGCAGCGGGAGTTCCGTCAGTCGCACGGGGACCACCTCGCGTCGGAACTGGACTTGGACAAGCTCGGGTATCCGATCATCAACTTCCGCGACGGCAACTACTGGGTGCTGGACGGTCAGCATCGCCTCTACGCCCTAAAGCAGAACGGATTCGACGGCAACGACGTGTTGGACTGCGAGGTCTACGAAGGACTGTCCGACGCGGAGATGGCCGAAATCTTTCTCGGCCGTGATGCCCGTCGCGCGATCAGTCCCTACGACAAGTTCCACGTGGCCTGCACCGCTGGGCGTCAACGCGAGAGTGACGTGCGGCGCACAGTCGAAGCGAACGGCCTGAAGATCGGACGCAATAAGGAAGAGAGCACCATCGGCGCCATCGGGGCGCTGTGCAAGGTCTACGACCGCTCCGGCCCGATCGTGCTTGGTCAGACCGTGCGGGCGCTGGAGAACGCCTTCGCTGGCGATCCGCTGTCGTTCAGCGCGGAGCTGATCGAGGGCATCGGCCTGGTGTTCAACCGCTACAACGGGAAGACGAACGAACGCGAGATGGCCTCTCGGTTGAGCGCCACCAACGGCAGCGTGCGTGGTGTTCTTCGTCGGGCCGAAACCTTGCGCGAGCGCACCGGCAACCTCAAGTCTCAGTGCATCGCGGCCACCGTCGTGGACATTTACAACCAGTCGTTGCCTCCACGGTCGAAGGATCGACTGCCGAATTGGTGGAAATCCGACGCGAACGCATAGGTCAGTCATGTCCAAACCCAAATCTCGCGGCATCCCGGCCTCGGCGTTCATGGCGCAGTCCTTCCACGGGCACCATGCGGATCTGCTGGAGAAGTGGCTGGAGGAAGACGCCAAGCGAGCCGCCACTGACACGCACGCCACCTGTGCCTGCGGCAACGGCTGGACGTTCGACTTCCAGGCGAAGCGGGTCTACTGCGCGAGTTGCGAAGGCAAGTGACATGTGCAGACATGCTGACGCACTACTGCCAGAGAGTCTACGCAATCGTCTGTGCGCGATAGAAAGTCGAATGTTGCGGATGTCGGTGGCGTCCCGTACCGCGCTGGTGATGCTCGCGGAGAAGTCCATCTCGGCCTTTGAGCCGCTCCTCTGTGCGGTGGAGGAATCCGCCAGTGCGCGACAGAAGCAGGGCGCGGCACTGAGGGCAGCCCTGGAGGACGTGGGCTGGTCGGTGAACGACCTCCGGGGGATGTTGGGCCATCGGACGGGTGCCCATGTGAGTCGGTATCTATCGGGGGAGGAATCGATCCCGGCGCGTATTTACGACGTGCCGAAAGTGGGGGCTGCGTATCACGCGCGGGTGTCGCAAATGTTTGGGTTGGAACAACGGACGGCATAGGAGGAGTCATGCACCTTCTGAGACAAACACCGGAATCCGTAGCAGCAGCCAGAGAGGCGCAGGCACGTGACCGTGCGGCCACGGGGTTGCGGTTCAACCATGACGGGACGATCCGGAGATTCCCCGTCGAGATTCTCTGCCCGCAGTGCTTGCACGCCTGTGCGGCCGAGGGGCTGAGCGAGGGCGAGGCGGAAGGCAAGGCGGTGCGGAATCTCATCAAGCACATCGTGGCGAAGCATGGTCGGAGG